CTAAATTACAGGTGTAATTAATACTGTAAATTCTGAATATTGCTCTGTAGTAATCTTATTTCCTGCAAGGAAAATATCCATAGTTTCTTGAATACTCTTAAACTCCTTAACTTCATTTTTAAACTCTGCATTAATCCTGTTCTTTAAAATTCTTCCTAATAATTCTTGCATTTTTGTCATTTTACATTCCTCCATTTTCTACAACTTTATTTTTTTCTGTTTCTAAAATAGTTTTTTCTACATTAGTAACAGTAGCTTCATCTGTATTATCTAAGTATGTTTTTATATCATCTACTCTTGTATTCTTATCTCTTATAATTACTTTACTGTTTTCTGTATCTACAGAAACTAATTCTTTACCGTTCTCTATATCTGTAACTAAACAATTATAATTATTTTCTATACTAGTTCCAGACGTAGAAAAAATAATTTTTCCCAAAGAATTATATATTACCAAAGTTTTCATTTTTCTATTCCTCCTACTCTCCCCATGCATTAAATGGGAAATTTCCTGTACTTACACTGCTTGATATTGATAAAATTTTTCTTGTAGAATCATAATATATTCCACTTACAGAGTTTGAAGATTGAAAAGGATAAAAGCTTCCTCCTACTTTTGTTACACATACATATGGATATTGTGAATATAATGAATTAGGTTGATCTACTGTTATTGATCCAGCATTAAAATTTAGAAATATTTCATCTCTAGTACCATTAGTATGATTTATAACTCCTCCTAAGAAATTTTTTCCACCCATACCTTGAATACTTATATTAGCTATCTTTCCAACTAAACTAGCTAAAGCTTCATTTCCACTTGCGCTTACACCTTTATTCGATAAATTAGTAGCTGCTGTATTTTTATCTGTTTGTATTCTATTTGCTATTTCTGCATGAGTATTATTTCCACTTACATTGCCAATAACGTTAGCTATAGTAGTTTTTCCGTTATTGGCATACTGAAAAGCCTGATTTGCTTTATTTAATGCTTCATTTCCTTTGTCATATGCAGTTTTTACAGCTAACGGTGTAGCTGCTTCAATTTGACTTGTACTATTAGTAGCATTATTTAATTTAACTATTCCCTTGGTTGTTGTAGTTCCATCTGCAATTTTTATATTATCTACTTTGTTCGCAATTTCTTTCACTTGTGCTTCTATGTCTGTTCTTAATTGCTCTACTTCACCTTTTTTAGCGAAAATAATTGTTGGATCTATTTTAAGTTCTACTGTATCTGTATTTACTACACATAAAATTAAATCTAATAAGAGCTCTTTTGTACTTCCATCTGCTATTACTGGCTTATAAGTTTCAGCACATTTACAAATTCCTATAAGATTATTTTCATCATCAAAAGCACCATATTCTCTTATAGTAAATCCTCCAACCGTACTTGGAATCATAACCTCTATATGAATCCAGTTTGGATTTTTTTCATCAACTGTAACATGATTTATATTTCCTTCCCAAACAACATTTTTTAAATCTGTTTGGCCTTCTGTTGGCTCGTAATATGCTCCTCCTCCATCTCCTATCTTCATTTTTGCAAAGTTTATTTTAGTACCTAAACCTATAGAATTAGCAACTTTAGCTTTTCCTATATTGGTTAATATGCTATAAAATTTTTCTGCCACTTTATAATCCCTCCTCTACTGGATATGTTCTAATCTTTTCGAAACTTTTAGGCTGCATTAATGGGATTTTAACATCTGCTTTATAAGCTAGATTATTAGGTGTCCATGGAAAAGTTTTTATTATTTCTCCCTGTAAACCAACCATAACTACTCTAAAATCTGTTTCTGTAATTGCTCTTAAAATATAGTTAGTATTTAAATGACTTGGTTTTACTTCTCTTATAGAATCATACAAAGTATCAAATCCTTTAGAAAAACCACTATGACTTAATAAATTAATTTGAAAATAATACTCTGAATTATGCTCTATAACCTCAACATCTTCTACAAAACTCTTACATATGTTTTTTATTGCTTCTATTGTAGTTGTTCCTTGACCCTTTAATTTTGCTAAAATCCTACTTCTTCTAATGGCATAACTATAATTTATATTATTCTGTATTCCTAATTCCTTTTCCCAAGTATCTAATCCCCAAGTTGCAGTTTCAACAAAGCATTGATTAATTAAATCTTGTATATCTGCATTAGTAGAATCTACTTGCTTTTGTTGTTCTTCATAGACTTTAGATAGTATTTTATCTGAAGATAAAAAAGATGGTACATAATCTTTAAGTTGCATTACATATCACCTCGTTTAAAACAGCTATTTGATTGTCATTTATAGGCACATTGCTTGTAGAATTATTAATAGTTAAATTGTTATAATCTTGAACACCATCTGAACTAAGTATTAAAGCTCCTATTTTTGCAATACTTATATATTTAATATTTAAGGCTACTTTCTTTAAATACTCTTCTATAGAGTTCTTTATATTTTCTTTAATCTTATCTAGTGTAATTTCTTTAGAATTATAAATTAAACTTACAGATATATTTAAAAGCAATTCTTCTACAGAAACTACAGTAACATCAGCACCTATAGGTCTATTCTTTTCTATATGCTCTTTAACTTTATCAATTAATTCTTTACTAGCTGCTCTTTTATTGCTGTTAGAAATAACACATTTTACTGTACCATTGCCGTTCCAAAGTGGATATACTTTTGCACTTCCACAGCCTTCTGTTTCTAAACACCATTGTTTATAGTGATAGTCGTTTCCGCTGGTAGCTGGAGTTTGTACCTTTAGTAAATATCTATTATATAAATCTTCATCACTCTCAATGTCATAACCATTAGTTACTGCTTCTTTATTGGTAATATTAGTTATCCCATTATATTTTATCGGTAAATAATTTATCTCTCCAACTTTTGCATTATATTTACTTCCTGGCTTTTCTGCTTTTATAATAATTTCGCCATGTCCATCTTGATCTAATACTAAATCATTTTGTGTTAGATATAATCTGTTATCTTTAATTCCTACAATACTATCTGCTTTTAAAATTGCATTTGGAGAACCTTTAATATCTAATAGAGTACTTGCATAAGTTGGTTGTTTTCTTTCTATTCCAACTTCTTTTATTCTCATTTCTAAATAATTAGAATATCCACTTTCTAAAGCAGAACTAGCAAATACTTTTTTTGTAGCTTCATCTAAATCCAATAAAGCAGTTGATAATTTAATACATACTGGCATACACGCATTATAAATTAAACTTCCTTCGCTTGTATCAGTAGTATCATATCCTAAGAACATTTCTTCATATATGTCCTCAGCACTTCTGTAATAAGCCATCAAATCACCTCCTAATCTATATCTACATAAAAGCTATCATCTTTATTTCCGTAGATACTTTCTAATCTGTAATTTATCTTATAACAGCTCTTTTCTAATTTCGTTGAAAAATTACTTATTCCAGTTACATAAGTTCCATCTACCAAACAATCGTGTAACATTTGATATGCATAAACATCACCATTGCTTTTACTTTTTCCCATAAGCTTGTGAAGTTGACTTCCAAAATTCTTACTATAAATTAAATAACCTTCACCTGCTAATGGATCTAATTTCTTTGTGTGTATTTTTCTCCACGCCTGTACTATTACTGCATCTAATCCATCTACAATAATTGCATTTTTATTTTTATCAAGTAATATCTCCCCTGTATCAAGATTTATTGCATAGTCTTTTAGTAAAGGTACTTCTTTTTTCTTTCTTTGATTTATTCCTTTATTATAAAAGTCTTCTGGAAAAGCTCCCATTATTCAACCACCCCCAATACAATATACCTTTGATATGCTATTCCGTTATGTTCAATTCCATAGCAAGCAACATTTGAACCAATTTTTAATTTTGAATAGTGATGAATGGTTGAAATAGTGTGATTATGTTCATTGCTTACACTAGTTGAAATATTAACTTCTTCATCCCATGCTAATAAGTACATGTTTATATATAAATTATTTTTATATAAAGGAAGACCCTCCAGTTCTATAACTAAAGGGTCTATTGAAGTAACTTTTCCTATTTCAAAAGGTTCATCAATTGTGTTATTTTTTTGTTGTAAATCTATAGAGTTCCAAAACTCATCAAAAACTGAAGCTATAATATCATCTCCTTTACTTTAATGCATTTTTAGTTTTTAATATATTGTAGGCTTTTAATACTTTTGAAGCATAATATTTCTTTTCATTTGGATCCCAAGTAGGATTATGAGATTTAACATAGCTATATAGTGCATCTCCTAATTGCTTAACTGTTATAGTTGATGTATTATATCCATTTTGCTTACAAGCATTAAGTACTGTGCCTTCACCACTATTGTAAGCTGAAAAAATCACATGAGATTGAATCCCTACAGCGCTCATTTTTTGCTTATACTCTTTTAATCCTTGCTCTATATTATTAGCTGGGTCTGATGAACCTCCACTTACTTGCATTAATCCGTAATACGAACCTCCACAATAAGGATTTCCTTCACTTTCTATTGCAATAATTGCAGCAGTAACATAAGCATCTATTTTATATGCATTAGATTTATTTATAATAATATCTTTAAAATTATATTTGCTCATATTAGAAATAAATGTATTACAATTACTTTCAACAGCAGTTAAATTACCCGCATATTCATCTGGAACACCTTCAATATTAATGTCTGCATATCCAGTTTTACTTACTGGTATTACTCTTTTAACAGAATAAATATCTGTTCTTGTAACATCTACAGTTTTTACTACATCTCCAGTTCTTGGAGCATGAAGCATTTTATTATCACCAATATAAATACTAACATGAGCTGGTGCTGGATAACTACCATTACCAATCCAAAATAATAAATCTCCTGGTTCCCAACTCTCTTTACTATTTTTATCTACATCAGTTCCTTGTTTACATTGCTCATAAGTAGTCCAACCAAGCGTTAATCCTAATTCTGCTTTGTATTGGTTGTAACAATATTCTACTAAACCACTACAATCAAATGTATCTGGTCCATGTGCACCCCAAACATACGATTTGCCTTCTTGTTGTTTTAAAACAGAATAAATTTTTTCCCATAAAGCAGAGCTCGAAGCTAAACTTCCTTCTTCATCTTCATCCTCATATAAATCTGTCCATTCCATTTCATCCATTACTCTACTTGGTGTTAACGTAAGCTTACTTATAAATAAATTATTAGATTTCCATTCATGCTCTACCTCTTTTATATACATAAAGCAATCTTCATATCCTTTTAAAAATGGCGCAACTAAATGAACTCCAAACCCAACTCTATAGTCTATATCTCCTATGCACTCTACTTCTATAATTTCTTTAGGCTTGCAGTTCTCATTTAATATTCTTTTTGCCTTTAGTGAAGCATCTTCTTTTTTAGATTTAAAAATAACATCTTGAATAATTCCATATTTTTTAATAATACTATCTGTCGCAGTTAAAGTATTATTAATTGCTTTAGCTTCTTCACCATTTTCATCTTTAAGATTATCTAACTTTAATAATTCATTTATCTTTTTAGTTCCTAAAGATTCTGCCTTTGCAATACTCATATGTTCAAGTTCAGGAAATTTAGCCATTATTCTTCACCACCTTCATCCTCATCATCTTCAGCAGATTCTCCAGTTTCTATATCAACAGCATTACCCTTACTGTCGAATAATTGTACTCTTGTAATCATATCTGACATATCATTTCTATAACTTAGCGAAATCATTGTACCATCTGGATTAGCTAAAGAAGGATCACTACATGGTTTAATTGTTTGCTTGCTCCAATACCTATCACATTCCATTAGATTAACATTTCCTGCTACGTCCATAAACATATAATAATAAATCCCAAATTGATTATGAACTTCTGTAGCAATCATCATACAGGCATCATAAGCACTTTTATTTTTAACTAGATGTTCTATATTAATTGATGCGCCCTCTCCATTAGGTCCGCCTAAAATTCCATCTGCTGAATATGGTATTTCTAAATCATTAAAAATTTTACATACTGCATTAAATGCTGAAATATTATTAAAATTATAAACAACTTTTGATTTAGTTAAATACCAAATATAGTCATAGCAAGTCAGTTCCAGTTCCTCTTTATCTGCTTTTAAATTAGAAGTCATTGCCTTGCCTTTGAAAATATTTCTATCTCCAATATAAACTTCTACCTTCTGCCCAGTTCCAATATAAATTGAAGGAAATGCATTGCTATAAATGCTATATGCTAATGTTATGTCTACTTGCTGTGCTATTTTATCTAAACTACAAGTATATTTTACATTTGTAATTAAATCATTTAAAATTCTAAAAGTACCATCATTTTCATAAATATAAACGCTTAATTCCATATGTAATATTCCTTTCCTTAAATTTAAGTATAAAAATAACACCTAGGATTTCCTAAGTGTTTAAAAATTTTTCTATTTATTTTTACTCATTTCTTCTAGTAGTTCTACTTGTTTCTCTGCATTTTCAGCTATAATAGCAATACAACCAAATAAGGCTTTAACAGCTAAGCCTAATATAAAAATAGAAATAGAGCCAACTAACATTGCTATTGCTATTCCTATATTACCAGTTGCAAAAACTCCTATCATTCCAATTATCATTACTATTGCAACAATATTAAACACAGTTGAAATATTTTCTCCTGATAATTTGGTTTTTCTTATTATGTCATTTTTTTCAGTGTTATTATTGTCCATGCATATCCCCCTAAACAGTATATACTATAATTGTATATTATTAGAAAGTTTTGTCAATCATCTTATTTTATAACCTTTTCCTGCTATAATTACAGGAGTAGTAAGATTATTTAAACTCATTATTGTTTTATAATATTCACTGCTTCCATAAAGTTTTTTAGCCATATCCTGTATAGATTCGTGTTCAGCTGGATAATAAACATTAGATGAATAATCCGTTGTTCCATTTTCTCCAGTTTCTAAACTTATTTTTTTATATTCTTGAAATTGTAGGTCATAATACACATTTCCTATTCCATCTTTTCTACCATATTTAAAATTAGTTATTTGACAATAATAATAGTTCCCCCAAGTATTAAACATAAATACTAATGGTATTTGTTTGTTTTTCCATTCTAATAATGTCGCACAATAAAAAGTATACGGATCTTCTGTACCACTAGATAAGTCAAAAGGATATTTCCATATAGAATTAGCTTTGTTTTTATTATAATAAGCTTTATTACTTCTCTTTGGGAAAAAAGATGATATTGACCATTTTGCCAATTTTCTATTTATACTAATAGGTATCTCTCCATAATTCATTAATTTTAATGTTTGGCTGTCTGAACTTTCATCAAACATTAAATCAGAAGGTGATACTGGCAAAAGAATAACTCTTTCTTCTACTGGTTTAGAATTATCACTATCAACTCTTAAGCCATTCATATTTTCATAATGTTTCAATGTAGTGATTACTATTTGTGAATCATTTAGTGCATATTGTGCCATAAAATCACCTACTTTCTATTCTTTTGAGCTGCTTTTATAGAGTTCATTATCTCATCAAAATTATTAGCTTCTACTTTTTGAATTGTTATAGTATTATAGGTTGCTTGACTATCATTCTTTATTTCTTGCTTTAAAGTATTTTTTTGTTCATCATTAAGCTTATTATTTTTTTCTATTGCAGTACTTGCATTAGTATCTGTTAATAAATCACTTGTAGAGCTTCCTTTAAATAAATCATATAAGAATCCATGTCCACTAGGTTTTTCAGGATAAGCATTACTACCTTCCTTTACATCAAAATCCATCCATGTCCATATTTTCTTACGCCATGCATCTGCCCAAAGCCCTCCTCCAGGTCTATTTTCTGCAATTGAAACTTCCCTTGATGCCATAAAATTATCTGTTATCATATTATATTCTTTTGTTTTTAATACTTTTTCTGTGAGCTTAGGCAAAGTATCTAAAAGTTTATCTAATGCTCCACTATCTACTAAACTTTTAATAAAATCTGAAACAGTCTCTCCAACACTTTTTATTGTATTTGCAAATTCTTCTGGATCTATATTATCTAATGTATAAGTAAATGCATCTCCAATAGCAGTAAAAGCATCTCCAAATCCTTCTCCTATTATTTCTAAACCTTTAATAGTACTTTCATCTTCTAATTTAGTTTTTAAACTATCAACCATTTTAGCAACAGCTGCAAATACTCCACCCTCTTTTGCGATACCAGTATTGGTGTCAATTCCCATTATTTCAGCTTTTAGTTTTCCCCAAACACCTTCTAGTCTTTCTAATTTACCTTTAACTGTTTTAGCATAAGTTTCTGCATAACCAGACATTGGAGATTGCTCAATATAACTAGTAAGTAAGTTAACATATTTTTGTGGATCACCTGCTGAACCTTTCTTATTCAATGCCCCTTTAAAGGATTTATATTCCTCTGGATTAGATTTTTTCAATCCATCATAATAAGACTTTAAATTTCTATTGTTAATACCATACATTTGCAACATAGCAATTCTACCTTCAATAGCTTCTTTAACTGCTAATCCTATGTGGCTTGTTTCTACTTCATCTCTAGTACCTGCTACATCTAGAAATTTTTCCAATTGGTCTTCTGAAAGTGTTACACTCATTTGACCCATTTTAGCCATAATGTCAACTGTATCTGTTTCACTTGCGAAAGTTTTATTTGCTTCATAAGTAGCTTTTTGATACGCTTCTAATCCTTTTTGCTCATCACCATAGAATAAATCAAGCTTCATTCTACCAGTTTCAAAGTTCATAGATTCTTCAATTGCATTTTTAACACCTTCATAAGAAAAAAGGCCATCTGATACTTTATTAAGTGCATCGTAGCCTTGTTCCATCCAGTTATTCATAGTTTTCATAACTGTTATACTAGCTGTTATACTGGCACCTATAAGACCTAGTTTCCCTATTATTCCACCAAACCCACTAGTCAAAAATGACTCAGCAAAATCTTTAAATCCATCAGAACCTCCTGGTCCACCATTTCCAGAACCACCACCGCCATTCCATATATTATTGGATTCATGTTCAGCCTTTGAATATGCATCCTGTATAGTCATTCCTAACTTAATATACTTTTGAGCTAGTCCTTCTATCGTCTTTTCTTGATTCTGTTTTACTCTGTCATTAGCCTTGTTTATAGCATCAGCTACACTATCACCTTGCCTAATAAATCGTTGTGCTATTTTATCTATTTGTTGGGAAGTTTTTGTAGTATCATTAGTTATTCTTTGATTACTATTTATAACACTATTTGCAAACTGTTCAAACCTATTTTCACTTGCCAATACTCCATTCGCAAACCTTTGTAATGCACTAGAATATCCATCTTCTAAAGATAACCTACCGCCTAATATATTATCTGCCATAAACCTCCCTCCTTTATTTCTTTATTGCATATGGATTAGCTAATTTTCCTGTATATTCAGCTAATGCTATATTATTATCAGTTTCTTGTTTCTTCATTAACAGCATGCAATCTATCATAAATATTTTTTCAATTTCTGATAGATTGCATAATTCTTTTAAAGTATGTCCGTAATGAAGATAGTGAGCTATCATATAAAGTTCTAAATCTATTTCCTCACCATCTTCGGACATTATTAGTTTTTTATATCTTCACTCACCTTTAAGTAAATTTCTTTAGGGTCTAATCTACTTAATCCATTTAATTTATTTAAAAGTTCTGTTATTCCTAAAATTTGATTTTCTCTTGGAAATAAGCGTTCTACTATATTTAAAGAATTAGTTCCGCATCCATAAGCTTCTAATAATTCCTTTTCTCTTAACATATCTATACTCATATATATCATTTTATAGGTTCCTCTTTTAGGATCTTTCTTCATTTCTGCTCTAACATCCGCTAAATCGCCTTTACTTAAACTATGTGCTTCAAATTCTCCACCAAATTTTTCACAATATATAAAACCTTTTTGTTCCTTTGCCTCTTCTTTTACATTTTCTTTTTTAGAAATAATATCTTTTATAGTTAATAATGCCATGTATAATCATCCTTCCATTAATAAGTTTAAAAGATAGAGCTAAATTTAATGCTCTACCAATCTTCTCCATCATCTATAATATTAGTGTAATTACTATTCTCAATCATGAATCCTGCTTCAAAACTATCTTCTCCAAAATCATTTTCACTTGCTAACTTCATTAGCACTGTTTTTCCTTTAATCCATGCCTTTGTTATAGCAATACTCTCTTCTTCTTCTCCATTAGGAGTATAATTTGTTGCTTCAAAATCAAAAACGAAATTTTGAAGTTTCTTAGCGGCTTCTAAAATTGCTGGCTTAAATCTGCTATATCTTTTATTTAGTTTAAATGCTATAGTACATTTGTAACTCATTGTTACTTCTGCATCTGTAGCACTATTCATTAAAGGTAAATTCTTAGTGTTAGGTTCTATGCTAATTTCACATTCTTTTAATTCAGCTAATTCAATACCATTTATTTTCATGTACCCCTTATTGGTTCTAACAACATCATAAGGATTTAATTGTTGGCTCATTTAATCCACTCCTTTCTAAGTTTCATATTGTAGGCAAATATGAATGTCTTCAATACAATCCATAATTTTTAATGTAATTTTTATAAATACATAACTTCCTGTTTTAGCTTTTAAAACTTCTTCATCTTTCATTTCATCAGTATTAATGCCTTTACTTTCTAAATATTTTCTAGTAGCTTCAGCATCTAATTCAGCAAAAGATTCTTCATCATTACTTAAGTAACCTTCATTACTTAAAGTTCTTAAATAAGAGTTCAGCTCATTTATCAATGTTTTTCTATTTTTATATGAGTTTCCTATTTTGCCTAAATAGTGTGATTCAAATATTTTATTAGAATCTGATTTCACAAGATCCATAGTTTCAACAATTCTTATTTTAGATAATGCTTCTGATTGTGTATTTTCGATAACTTCAAGTGAATTTACACCTCTTGAGTAAACAATGTTAGTACCATTGTTATATAAAAATAATTCCCCATTAGATACACACTCATTGTTGTCTACTTTCACATCACAACTTTTTACATTCTTTGCAATGTGGTTTGTAACAGCTTCATTTGCGCCCAAAGTACATAATGTAGCTGCTGTTTGTATTGTATATTCTTCTGGAGAAATATCCCCTAAGTCTTTTCCAGTAAAATTTACTATCCCTTCAAAATTACTTTTATAATTGTAGAGTACAGCTTTTATTTGATAGTCTTCTTCTTTTCTTTGAGATTTAATAAAATCTGCTACCTTCTTTTTATCCTCATCTGTTTTAATTTGTGGTACTGCCAACCATCCATTTTCATTTACTTTATTAAGTAATGATAATGATTTATCTAGAGAACCAGTTAATCCACTTTCAGCGTGTCCAACAGATACTATTAATGTTTTAACTCCATAATCAGCGAAAATTGTACTTATAAGAGATTTATTCTTTTCTTCATATTTTTCAACAACTTTTTTTAATTTGGAATATTGATATACTCCTGGAGTTACAGTTGGATCATCTAGAATTAGAAAAAGCACTCCATGCTTTGCTCTAATATTGGCTGTCTCTGCTAATGCCTGTACTGTAAATTTAGTACCATGCATAGTATTACTTGTTGCCATATACATCTCTCCTTTCTAATTTTGTGCATAAAAATAAGACCAGTTCTAGCTAGTCTTTAATCAACAATATTTAATTTTAAAATTCCCATAAGCTTATCATAAGTTGCATCTGGAGTTTCTGGAATAGGTTCAGCTTTTCCATCAAAATAATTAAGCGTAAACATTAAAATTACATTATCATCTGTGTCTTTAGGCTCTCTATTTAATATTGGTAATGTTCTATTGTTAACATATATGCTTTCATCAAACAATTCTGTTAATTCATCAATCTTATTTAAAGAGCTTTCTTGGGTTTTAACTTCTTCCACAAATTCAATATACACATTTAATAATTTTTTTCTTAAATTAAAAAAGGTCTTACTATTTAATGGAGATATGGTCACATAAAATAGACCATTTTTAATTTCTTCTTCACTTTTCTTTTTATCTATCTTAATTGTTGCTTTTGGGTAATTTTCTCTTAATGTTTTGCTTATACTATATAATAAATCCACATATCTTATCACTTAATATCACTCAACTTTGCTTTTAATTTATTTGGTAAGTCTGCTTTAGCTATAGTTAAAGAATCCCGCAACATATATTTACCTGGTACATATTCTTTTACAAGTTTCTTTCCAATAGCAGGAATATATTTCCCTACATCTTGCTTATATCCATTTTCTACTGCTGGAGCATACTCTAATGCTGAACCTATTTCAATGTAATGAGTATTGTTTTCTATTTCTACCTCACCATGATTCCATGACCGTCTTAAATTTCCTGTCCTTACAGGAGTTCTTGCTTGCACTTCTGCTACGCACTCTGTTGCAGATTCTTCTAAAGTTTCATTAATAACATTGCTCATTTGCTTTTGAGTTATATTTATTTTATTAATAAACTCTTTAAATCCAAATGTACTACTCATTGTTTACTATCTCAGTTTCAATAATATTTACGTCTTTAGTTTCACTTAATAAAACCTCGAGATAATCATCATCCCAAGGTATCGCTTCAATTTTATAATATTTATTGTTGTATTCTATAATACAATCCTCTGTAATTTCACTATAAGCATCACTAAACATTCTTCTAGTACATTTAATATCATAACCATAATCCTTCTTAGCTTTTTCAGTAGAATATGGTTGTATATCTACTAAATAAGGTTCTTTAGTTGCTTTTATATAGCCATCTCTTGTTATTCTGTGTTCATCTTCATAAGGACTATAGGTATAAATATTTATCTCTTTATCATAGTACATAATCACCACACCTTAAAATTAATTGGATTAGGCAATAAAGCCTTAATATCCTCTGTTATTACCCAAGCTTCAATATTATCCATAAAAGTGGTACTTTTATCACCTTGACTTTGTGATAGAACTCCAACGCTTTCTTTAGTCTTTTCAATTTTTTTAGAATTTTTAATAAGCTGCTCTACTGCAAATGAATAATTAGTTAGAATATATTCATTAGTCCATTTAGAATTATTAAATACTTTAAGATATTTTTTTATAATAAAAATAGCTTTTTCCTGGTCTTTATCCCAATCTTTTTCCATAGGCATATCACCTACTTTCTTAAATTATTTATTATAAAATTAATCAATTCATCTTTTCCTAACTTGCTATATCCTTCTAAATTATTATCTTTGCAAATATTCTTTAACTGATCCATTGTCATATTCATTAGTTCTTCTTGATTGAAGTTTTCCACATCATTATTTTCTGTTTTTTCTTCAACTATCTTAAAACCTAAAGAAACAAGCTTTTCAGCCTGTTCCTCAGTACTTACAATCTTTTGAACATTCATATTTTCAAGCTTTATCATTCAATCACTCCTATGCCTTAGCCTGTTTAATATTCACATGTGATGCTTTTATTTTTTCACCTGTAATCCATAAGTCATGATATTTTCTATAAGCAATCTTCCATGCATCTGCATCTTGATTTGATTCTGGATCAATGATTTTAGGTTTATCAGTTTTTGAAACTGCTATTGGAGCTATTCTTGGAGTAATAATCCAGTTAATATCTTTAGCATCATCAGCTGCCTTGAATCCTCCCACTTCTTGACCAGAAGTCTTACCATCATTGAAGATATATTTAGTTTTCATTCTTGCAGATGGGACTGGTAATAATGGAACTCCATCAATTGAACTTACTTCAGTAACAATATCTCCACTTGTAAATTGAACCTTTTCAAGTCTAGTTCCTTGTTCTAATAAGCTTAATACAAGTCTAGAGATACAGCACACTAAATTTACATCCCCTGTAACATCTTTTATTGTATCTATTTCAGTTTTTAAAGTATTCATAATTGTTGTAGCATCTGCAGTATAACCATAAGTTGCTTTTTCCTTAGCCATTATTTGTTGTGCTAATGAGCTATATCTGTAGGCATCAATTTCTGGAATAACATTTTCGCTTTGAAATGTACTCATTACAGCTCCAGCAGTTGATACAAAATTTGTTTCATCAACATCCATTGAATCAAGTAAAAAACTTCTTGATCTATCTTGAGTCATAGTTTTAGTTTCATATTCAAAGGTAATCGCACCACCTGCATATCCATTTGATCTGTCATAATCCCCTAATCCATTAGTAGATAGTTTAGGAATTTTAACAGTATTTCCACCTTTATAAATAACTTGTCCTGCGTTAGCTTCCATCCAATTAGAAGTAGCCGCTGCTAATATTTGTTTGTCTAATGCCTTTTGAAAAATTTGTGCATATTGTATTGTATTTGCCATGATTTAATCATCCTCTCTTTTTATGTTTATTTTTTTAAAGACCAAAAGCTTTATATACATCTTGTTCAAGTTGTTTTGCCTTATCAGCTTCATTACTTGGTGGAGTATATTGGTTATCTTTTAATCTTTTTTCAATTTCTGATTGTATAAAAGGTTTGTTACCTTCAACATAAAGAGCTAAATTTGCCTTTGTAATTTCTTCATCTTCATTAACTAATAAATCAATTATTTTTGAATCAATTCCTTTATAAGATTCATCACTCTTTATTCTTGATTTTTGATCACTTAATTTTCTTTGCTTTTCTGACTCATTAAGTCTTTGTTCCATTTCTTCTAGCTTTAGTTGTTCTGGAGTTTTACTTGGATTTCTCTTTAGTAATTCAGCTTCAACCATTTTATTTAAATTATTAGCCTTCCAAGTTTCTAATGCTTTTGTAAAATGTGTGTCCTTAATGGAATCTAAATAAGATTTAAATTCTGTATCATTTTCTTTTTCTTTAAATGCATCTAAAGTTAAGCCACTAGATAAAAGTGACTTTGCAAAATCACTTTGTGATAAGACTTCATCAACTGAACCCTCATCTTCAATATTTTCTATAAGTTTTAATAAATCTTTCTTAAACATATTTCCTCCTTATCCCCTAGACCGTTTATACCGCCCTAAGACATGTTTTATTTTGTAATATATAATTGGTCTACTTGTACACTAAGCACGCCCACAAGTTTAAATTTGAGCATAAAAATAAGCCTTATTGCTAAGACCTTATTAATTTCTTATTCTTTTTTCAAAAACACTAATTTCGCAATTACAAGGACCATTAAAATTATTATTAATTGGTGATATATCAACATCATATCCTTTTTCAATTAATGCATCTGTTATTATATCTTTAACTCGATAATCTTGAACTTCAATTTTACTTATCAGTACTCTTAGAGTACCATTATTATTTGTTTCATTCATTATCCTTCCTCCTTAATCTTTTACATAAAAACAAGCTTTATTGCTAAGACTTTAAATAGTAAACTATAACAGTAATTATTACTGCTAACACAGAACCTATAATTAAATTAATAATACTTTGCATTATTTTTCATTTCTTCCTAGTACATTTCTTTCAATTCTATCTTCTACTCTTCTATTCATCCACATTAATGCTTCTTCAATATGAGTTAATGCACATGCATTTTCTTTACTGGAGAATGGTCCAGCTTGAAATGCCTTTAATCTATCTCTTACTATTTCTAATAAATCTTCATTAGTTACACCATGAATTGAATTAGATTCATTTCTTGGACCGTTTTGAAATTGTATTTCTGCATATACTAATTCTGAATTATTTCCATTGCACCATGAAGTGTTTCCATGTTGGCATATTAAATATTCGTGATTAGCTCCTCCATTGCCCTTTGTGTCTATAGAATAAACATCATTTAATTTTTCTCTCTTTTGGATTGTACTTAATTCTTTCATCTTTCAATTCCTCCTTAAACTTTCTATTCTTGATTTTAACTGTTTATTAAGTCTTTCTACTAATTCATCCATAGATATAGATGAATCATTTTGTATTTTTATTTGATTTTTCACTTCTGTATGCATTCCTATAACTTTATCTTCTAAAGATTTATAAACCTCACAGCTTTCTTTCTCTACTTTATATCTTTTGTAATCTACTACAATCCAAATACCAATAAGTATCATTGATATAAAGGGTATTATTAAGCTAAATATTTTAATCAACTCCTTAATTTTCTTCTACAAAATGGGCAATACAGAGTATTAAACACACCAAAAGTTATGCCATGTTTTAATAAAACTATTCCTGCAACTTCATCATCTTTCGTATTAGAAATAAATCCTTCTGTCATAGATTCAGCGTTATCTGAACTTTGTTCAATTTTAAAAGTCTTTCCATATTCGCCTTGACAATATTTACACATATGTCCCTCCTTAGATTTTTGCATAATAAAAGCACCTACTCATTTTTCTAAGTAAGTGCTTTAATTTAATACCTTCTCTAAAACATTTTTGTATAATTCCCTAAGAGTTACATCTTTCAAATCTAATCCTAGATTATCATCTTTATAATCTAGCAACCCTATATCCGGCAAACAATCTTCTTTATTTATATTTTTATAAAGTTCATTAATATCTGATACTTCTATACTATCAGGAATAATCTCCTTTTTTCTAGTATTTAATAATACAGTATATTTATATGGTACTTCAAATTCATCAGTATAATGTCTTTCATTATTAAAATTTAAAGTTATACAGGAATCTAATATCTTATCATCATATACACTATCAAAAACAATATTATCTATTTTCTTTCCCATAAAAGATTACCTCCTTCAATAATATTTTTATTCAAATATTTTTCATTTGGATAATATGCTGTTATTATATCATTTCTCACAATAATTAACAATGTATCTTCTTCAAATTTACTAATATATCCATTAGCTTTGAATCCATGTTTATCTTGCACCTCATAAATTGAATTAGGATTTAAAAGAGTGTGTTTTATTCTATTTATTTCTTCAAGATTTATCATGTAAGGATGTCTTTGTGCTATATGGGCAAAAGTATTTTGGCTGCATTGTACATTTCCTAATGGACTTTCAACCCCTTTTCTAAATATCTTATTAAATTCATTGTAGCACATTTCAAATTTATCATTATCAATTATTCCAGATTCAATTTTTTCCTGTAATAACTTCCAATTATCCTTAGTATTCTTTCCGAATAATTGTAAATTCATTACAAAAGGCTTATTACTCATCCATTCCTCATAGCTCTGCCAATTAATCTTCTCTTTAGTTTCATTATCAAGTCGCATCTTAGGTCGCCAATCAGCATTAGGTATGCTTGTATAACAACACCTACAAAATGGATGTTGTGGTATTTCTACAGGCTTTTTATCTAATTCAAAGGGCTTTCCATCATATTGAGCACAATTAGCACATATGTGACCATCTAATGTAGCCATGTATAAAACATACTTTATATTATGTTCTTGCTGCCAAACATTATTAATTCCTTCTTGAACTCTACAAATGTTATCCTGTACTAATCTCTTAGTATTATATACATTAGAATTGTATTTTTTCTTAATTTTAGATTCTATTTCATTAACAGATGTTTTTCCATTAATAAAATCATTAATTTCTAGTTTTAAATCTTTTTGAAGAGTATTTTTATTATCCCATAGCCTATCACTCCATAGCTTATTATCCACTTTAGTATTAATTACATTCTTTAAAATTGTATCATCTACAGGCTTAATATCCCAACTTACATTCATTCCTATGTCATGCAAATAATTATTAATATTATATTTTTCTTTACCAGTAGTCTTAAGAATTTCATCAGTTAAATTAGTTTCATTAACTAATTCATCCTGAATCTTATCTTTAATAACCTTACTTAACTTTTCTTTTAATTTCTTCTTTTCAGTAATATTAATAGATAATTTACTATCTGCAATATTATAAGATAACATAGTATTGGCTATCTCTGTTAGTATTTCATTCCTATTGCTTAATTGTGCCTTATAGACTTCCTTTAATTGTTCATCAGCTTTATTATATAGCTCTTCTGCAAACTCTAATTGCTTATCAATATAGAGTTGTTGCTCTTTAGTTAGTTTCTTACTCATTTACATCAACTACCTTATCTAAGTCAACTTCATTCGCCATTTCTTCTCGTTTTTCTTTTTTCACCTTTTCACCTTCAGTAACTGGATTGCTGATACGAGGCAACCATGATCTTAAAGTTTCATTTGAAACAAGTCCTTGTGGAAGTTGAGAAATTATTTGAGCTATAGTTGCTTCATCAACCGGAACCTTAGGAGTATATTCTATATGAATTAATTTAGAATCATAATTATCACCTTTAATGGTCCATAAATATTTAAATAAACATCTCAGTCTAGTTCTTATAATATTTGTCATAGCCTTTTCATTCATAGAACATTTAGCTTCTAAATTTTGAAGTCTACTTCTAAGGGCCATTCCACTAAGATTACTAACCATTTTTTCATTAGAGTCTATATGAGAAGTTAATGTATATATTAAATCTTTAACATCATCCCTGGTATTTTTTATAAAAGTATCATTAATATTTTTAATCAACCATTCTGCATCTTCAACTTTCTTATCCCCAAAAAACAATACAGAATTACCTCTAATAACAGGCTGCTTTTGCTTAGGATTGCCATTATCATCTAAAACAACATTTCCATCCTGGTCTGTCTCATTTTCAGTTTCAATTCCATATAGTTTCAATATTGCATTTCTAAAATCACTTATTTCTGACACCATATCACTTAAATTAGTTTCAAAAGCATCTTGTAAAGTCTTTATAGTCCTATAGATAGTCTTATCACCCTCTATATATCCATTCTTTTCAGTGTAGGTTTTTCCACCAACCTTGCCAATTCCAACTGGTACTATTCCGAATGGATGTGATTTATGGTTTTCAACCTCTACAAAATTAGAATCAAAATAATATATCATTTCATCAGTATAAATATCTATATATTCCTCATCATTAAACTGATTTGAGTGTATATGTAAGAAATATTTTAATTTATCACCTTTGAAATATGTGTAACCATCTAATGGAGTGATTATTTTGTTTTTAAATTCTAAATTTTCATCTAAATAAGAAAGTTCATAACCTAGACCATACTTTATTAATTCTATTGCCAAATTTAAATCATGATCGGCCACATTATTTTTAAGATAATAATTTATATCTTTAGGTACTTGAGGATTATTATCTTTATAAGTATAAGTAATATTATTGCCAAAGCTATATTGTGCTTCTTCATCTACTAATTTTTGTACGAAATTAGTAAATACTTTAAGATTACTTCTACCTTTCATAGGCTTAAATTTGCTAAGACTATCGGTATTTCCGTAATAGTAAGCATTTATTTTATCATAGTAATCATAATTGCTTTTATAATCTAGATAACACCTTTTAATTATTTCTAATTCCTTATCATCCATAATCATAAACCTCCTTATCCATAGATTTCATTAATTGAGCCAATTCTTAATTTTTTTCTTACTTTAATAGTCTTTATCTTATTTTCAAGTTCTGCTAAATTATCAGGTGCATCATCATGAACTGAATATAATTGACCTTGAAATCCTTCTATCTCTTCTATAGCAACTTTACTATCTTCACAATCAGAAACTACAATAATTTGTCCATTGTTTACTGGATCTACAATAGTACTTATTTTTTCATCTTTATTTTTCTTTTGCATTTCATTAATCCACTCATGTCTTTTACCTTTCAGGATTTCACTTGCAGCAATTAATTCTTTAATTTTAATTACATCAGCACCTTGATAAGTGTTTTTTTCAACATTAATATGAGTAACATCTAAATTTCTTTCAAGAACCTCAATAACTTTCTCACAATATTGATTAAATGTCATTTTCCTATGAACTATATCTCTTATATAGGTAAAATCATTAGTTGCTTTGCTTCCAACCATAATATTTGTGCTATCTGATTTTTTATTAGTAGTACTTGCTGGATCCACACTAAGCATAGTTTTAGTAAAATCATGCTGCTCTATTTCTTCCTTAGTTTGAGTTCTGACACTCTTAAACCACTTTTCTCCTATAGAACTTGCATCATTCATAAGCTCACTCATAAAAGCAACTCTATTTTCCCAATACTTAACAGCCAAATCATTAAAACAATCCCATTTTTCAGGCCACCATACTGGAAATTGCATCTCTTCTTTGTGGTCCTCATAAAATTGTTTAGCTTTACTTTTTCTTTCATCTTTATTAAGCTTTTCATCAAAATAAATATCATGACATTGTAACCATAAACCAGGTTTAAATTCATTTTCAACGGTTTCCCCATATTCAAAAATATCCTCTACAGTTTGTCCTGGTTCTAATATTATTGCACGCCTTAAAATAGTATAATAATCATTATTTCTACTCAATCGGCTCATAAGACAATCAATATGAAGCACAGTACCAATTGCTATTACTTTAGTAGCAGATTTTATCTTTTTACCATTTCTAAATACAGCTTTATCTCCAACTTCTTCAATTTCCTTAGTCCATTTAGAATACTGTTTATCCCTTGCAGCATCAGTTAAAATATTCTTTTCATCCTGGAAGTCATCACCAATAAATACAGTAGGTCTTATTCCTCCCCAGTTAGCACCTCTGACAGAAGTTCCAGAACCTACAGTTTTAATATAAGTTCCATTAGTAAACTCAACTTCATTTGCATTAACAGTAAATTTTTTAGCATTTATTAATTTACCAAAGCATTTAATTATTTTTTTATTCTCATTAAATACTTTCTTAATAGAATCAAGGAACTGAGTTGCATCAGTATCAGTTTTAGCACCTAATAAAGTAAATAAAGATTTCTTATAGCAATGTAGCCAAACAGATACTGCCATATCAAAGATAGTTGTTTTAGCAAATCCTCTAGGTTCAATAATAGCAGCCTTATCATGTTTATCTTTTATAAATATATCATTTGCTATATCCCAAAGCTCATAATGTCCTTTAGATAGTTGTCTAGCTACATTAGAGTCTTTTACAACAAATGTATCACTCATAAAATACAAACAGAAAAATTCAATATCTATTTCACCTAATGCCCTTGCGAGTTCATCTAAATCACTATTATTAGCTTCCATGAGTGCTTTAGATGTTTTACTATTATAATGCTTAGTGAGGTATTTATTTAACAGATATACCTCATATTTAAGCTCTGTATCAAATTTTAAGTTGTCAAAGTATATCATGTTATTCCTCCTTTTAGGCAAAATAAAAAGACTAGCTTTTGCTAATCATTAATTCTTTTTCATTACAATACACCCACTGTAATGGTGTGCCATCTGCAAGAGTTCCACAATATTTAGCTATACCAATAGCGCAATGAGATATATTACTTTTTGCTTTTATTCCATAATATCTAGCTGCTTCACTAATTGAATTGAACTTTTTCCCTGTTGTAGAACATATAATTTTCTTTTTCCCATTTCCAGAGTTATTTTGTCTATACTTTCTTATTTTGTTGTTATGATTTCCATGGTTTATATTTTCTTTTGCACTAGTCCATTCTAAATTGCTAAATCTATTGTCATCTTTAATTTCATTTATATGGTTAACTTGTAATGTATCCATATTATCTACTGGATTAAAGTTTTCTAATACTAATCTGTGTATTGTATATGTATATCTCTTACTGTTTTTGCTTAAATTTATCTTTACATATCCATGAGGATTATGTCTACTTTTCCTTATAGTGTTAGTTGAAATACTTAAAACTCTGCCATAATTAGATATTTTATATATTCCTTCAAATCCACTTATATCTTTCCATTCTTCTAACATCCAATTCTATCCCTTCTATATAAAATTAAATAATAAAAAAGATAGGTTGGAATCTTTTTATTCCAAATCCTATCTTATAAAAAAGTCTTTTTAAATTATCATTAGTCATCTCAAAGCTTAAAAATTACTACAAAATTTTATAGAGGTTAGTGACACCTTTTTAAGCAATTTATATTTAGAATGGCACCCTACCCCATCAATAATGTGTTATAATATCAATATCAATCAATTAAAATACTAGGAAATAATATTTTATATTTATACACAAAACAATGCATGTTATATTATTTATGCACTAATTATTCACATGTTTTATACATTTCTTTATGCAAAATACTTGTAATCACTGTAACTCAAGTATTTAAGCCATTCTTTAATTTTTAAGATTATACATTTATTTCGGGAAACGGTGATTTTACGAAATAGTTTTAAGTATTTTACGAAATTCTTTATTATCACTTTGGGAAATAATCTATTTAGCCTTATCTTTAGGCAAAGCAATAACATTATCCTTTTGTACTTGCTCTAGCATATCGTCTATACTTACTGGAGTCTTATTATTATCGCCTGTAGATGATTGTTCTATCTTGGTTGTGGTATTGCCAAGGTTTCTATCAACAATATACTTATTTGTTTCAAAGAACTTAGGATTGTCTTTATCAGCCATTATCTCGGCTATATTACTAATTGCTAATGGTAGCAAACCTAATATTTGTCTTCTACCTTCTTCGGTTTGTTGTGAATTTAATTCATCTGTACGTTTCTGAAGCTCAACCTTAAAATCTTTGTTATCTAACCAATTATAAATTGTCTTTTCTGATACTCCTACAGTTTTAGCAATATTAGCATTCGTAAGGTTTCCCATTAATATTAGATTAATTGCCTGTATATGTTTATCTGTTATTATCATAATATCACCTCATTTCATTTACTTACATATTTACAGTTTTATTTATATGGATTACATATTAATATACTGTGTTTTTACTTATCTATTAAGTCCATAGAAAGTCTTTAAATACTTTCTAATATAATTAATCATCTAATTTAATACCTTCTTATATAAGCTAATAAGTATATATGAATTAATATAAATAGCATTATAAAAAGGGTTCATTTTTCGGGGTAAACTACAGTATATGTATTAATATATACCTTGTAGTTATACCTTTAAAATGTACCCTTTTGTTTAAATTTATTTTTAGCATATATTTGCCACTCATATATTTTATTAAGACGTTCTTCACTAAAGAAAGATTGTTTTTTATACCATGGCAAAAATAGTTTTTCACCTTTGTTTATATTATATTTATTAATTGCTGGCACTACATTATAAATTAAATTATCACCATCATTACTTAATGCTAATACATGATCTAATGATAATCGATCATCTTCTTTTTGTTCGCCACTGTATGCACATTTATTATCAAAAAATCTTAAACATTCTTTCCATTGTTCTAGTGTTATGCTATTATATTGATTGTATTTTTCTCTTGCTCGCCTATTGTTCTGATATATTTTTGTTGAATTTATAAAACTATTAGTTCTGCTGTATTTTCTTCTGCGTTCTTTAACTTGTTCTTTGTGCTTTTTCTCATATCTCTTTCTATATATCCTTCTCTTTTCTTTTTTAGTCATAATCGCTTTATTACTAGGTTTGTCTTCTATAAATTCATATTCTTCAATATAATAGACATTGGTTAATCCCATTTTATCTTTAGCTAAAAGTTTATAACCTTTAAGATTTAATCTTTTTCCTAATGTATTTCTGCGTTCAATTTGCTTTAATGCATTTTTATTAATATTAAGTATTTTCATTAAACCATTTCTGTCTGTTTTAAGCATTTAGCTAACACCCTTCTTTCCATTAAAACAAAAAGAACATTGGTAAGATAACAATAACTTGTACTGTTATTCCAATGCTCTAGTTTCTATTTCATCTATTAAATTCTTAGTTTCCATGTATAACTCATTTTCCTTATTAACTTTATATTTTTTAACCTTGAAGTAATACTTATTTTCTATAGTACTTATTATTACAGCTATTTCTCCTGAAGCTAACCGCAACTCTGTAAGTGTTATTTCTCCATTCATGTATTTGCTTTGGAGTTGATAAAAAGCATTTATATAAGCTTTGTTCTTCCAGAAAGATTTGTATTCTTCTATAGTGCATTGTTGTACTTCTCTAGTATCTTTGCATAATCTAAAGTAGTAATAACCATCTTTTGAAAGTATTCTTTTATCTTGGAGAGTATTATCCCACTTTATTATTGTTTTTTCTGTAACATCAGATGCTGTTGCAATATCTCTTACTGTGTTAGGTTCTTCTAATGTTCTTATATTAAAGTAGGTTACAAACTTATCTGCTCTATTAGAGTTATAAGTACTGCTGATTATACTTTTAAGTTTCTTGTATGATTCATCAGTAGTTTTCTTTATCTCATAGATATACTTATTTTTTTCTTTGTGCTTATCTACGAGATCATAACCAATCTTTTTAAGTCTTATCTGTAGATTGTTTCTTCTTTCTATCTGCTTTAAAGTATTTAAATTAACCTTAAGTATATCTTTAAGTTTATTTCTATCACATTTCACATAGCTTTATCACCTCAATTTATTGCATTAAAAAGGAACCCTATTTCTAGAGTTCCTTTATTCTTCGAGTTCTTATTCTATCCCCTTTAACTTGGGTTTTTATTTTATCACTTTTTACTTGTGTCATTATTTTATTTTCTCTTTTTACCTGAGTTTTTATTTTATTTGGCTCCACTGCTGTTTTCAATGTTCCATATTCGCTTTTAATCATGTTTAACCCCACTTTCTCGATTATTATACATTATTTTCTAATATATAACAAATAAAACCAGTAGAGTTGATGTACTATATATTGTGTCTGGAGGTTTACACCTACCTTTCACATTTAAATTAATTAGGAGGATAAAACCCTACTGGTCTATAAGCATAATAAAAATACCCTATACAACCTAAGTAATACAGGGTATTTTAAATTTATGAGAGGTTTAAATTTAATTCTTTACACTTACTATTTTAAAGCTTTAATCCTAGAAAATTATTCTTTTTTTATTCCTTTTTTATTCCATGGTTTCACTTTCCTCGTTTAAACTCTTTTACAGTTTCTTTAGCTAATTTTAATCCATATATCATTCCAATTTGATATGATTCTAATGTTCCTTGTTGCTTTTCAATAAATTGTATCTTCTTATCAATTTCCTTTAATATTTCATTTTTCTTCATATCCACCTCATATTAACTTAGTATTGTGAACTAACTTTTTAATTCTCTTTGCGATTTATTTCCCCTATTTGCTAATCTTATTATTGCCTTACAATTAACTTCATTTATAATTCCAAAGCTTTTATTCTTCATTAGTTTTCTCCACTTTTTGATTTTTTTTATAGTTCTATTAGCGTCTTTTTTACATTTAAGCCTTTCTTTTCGAGTAAATGTATTTTCCAATCTCCACTTAGTAAATTTTCTATTTATCTTCATAGCTAATGTCATTTTGCTTCGTCCTTTCTACATATTACCTAATTCCATTTCTCCCACATGAATATATGCTCTAGTATCTTATTCTTTCTCTTATTCACTTGGCTTTGGCTTAGATGCAATTTAAAAGATATTTGAACTTCATTCATGTTGTCCTTATATACCATGGAAAGCATTTTTTTATAATTGTCCCTAAGTTGTCCTACTTTCCATTCCATTTCTACTACTATTGATTCAAGATCACCTAATTGACTTAATATATTTTCTCTTTCCAGTTCCTTTTTTTCTTTTCTTCTTAACTTCATATCTGTTAATTTAATTACTTGGCTTTCAACATAACTTGTACAACTAGATGATGTTTGTACTCTTTCGTCAAAACTTGGTGATGATGATTCCTCATCTACATTGATATACTTGCAATCTTTTAGTTCATTGTTTAGTTGATCTATCTGTTTATTTAATACAATTAATTGACTATTCAAGCCTCTATATATTCTATCTCTATTGAAGTATTTATATAATTTATCTTCTGTTTCCTTATAAAGTATTCTTTTATATTTTTGCATCCTATCCCTCCTAATTTATTAGGATTACCACCTATATCCACCGTATCTTACATTAGAAGATTTTTTTCTTCTTACTCCACTTTCTTTTTGATAAGCATAAAATTCTCTATCAGCTCTTTCTCTCCTAGCTGCTATATCTCTAATTGTTTTTTCTGCTAATTCTTTTGGAGACATAAGTTATTCCTCCTTTGCAATTTCACAAGCTACTTTCCAATAGGCTTCAAGTAAATTATCTGTTTTAATAGTGTAAGTATCTTCTACAATTCCTAAAATAGTAATATCATATCCATCACATTTATATGTTGGTGAACAACTTATATAACAATTTGTCTTATCCTCAATACACTTTCTAAGTTGTCCTTCACTTAATAAAGGAATAGAATCTATTTTATAATGTATCTCACCGTTATAGTTTTCAAAATGCTTGTTATTAATAGGGACACAATAAACAATATCAACATCTGAATCTATTTTTGATATATCTATAAACAAATCCCCTGTGCTTGGTTTCCACCAATCAATAAACACTTTTTGAATTTCCTTAGGTTGTTTTAAAAATTGTTCTTCACTTATATATTCCATTAACTAATCCTCCTTAACTCTAGGTCTATCTTCCAACTTAACTAAATGCTTAGAATAACCTTCCATTACTTCTTGTGCATTTATTCCTAACTTATCTAATACTCCTAAGTTTGATTGTACTGTGTCCCAAAATTCCTCTATAACATGATTTCTTTCATTTTCAATTTCTTGTTTATCTTCATTGTTACTTTTCTTAGTTGTATATAATAAAATTGCATCCTCAAGCTCTTTTCTTTCTTCATCAGATTTATTCATTTGCTCAACTATATTTATTTCTGTTAAGTCTATATTTTTAAGTTGTATACTTAAATTCAATTTTTCCACTACATCAACCCCTTAAATTTACTTTGAGTAGCCTTTCCACCTCTAATATGTCTTTGAGATTTATTTTCTACTAATACGCTGTGTACTTGGTTATATAAAACTGGATCTATATTACTTAAACGTTCTGTTAAATCTTTATATATTGTAGATTTTGAATACATAAATGTTTTTGCAGTATTTCTTACAGTAGATTTAGTTTCTACTGTAAATTCAGCTACTTCCTTTACCCTATTTTCTACATAATCCTTCATTTTTATTACTCCCTCTCTTGAAATTGATTTTTATTTGAGAATAAGAACTTATAACCATATTGCTATTTGCTCTTATTCTCTATTTAGTTATCTTAAAATCTTAATTATCCTTATATCACATTTTGATTCATACTTTCCCTTGTTTCTTTTTCTATAATTATATTCCGATGCTCTTATACATCCATCAGTTACTTTCAATTTATCTGCTAGTTTTTTAGATGTATCTTCAACTACTAGTGGAAGTTCATACTTATCTGGGCTTACTGCTACCCAAAGATATTTACTCATAATTGCCTTCTAGAAAGGACAATCTCCATCATCCACAGGATTTATATCTGCCTCAAAGTTTCCACTATCAAAAGGACTAGATGATGTATTTCCGCCACTTGAATCATTTGATTTACTTAAGAACTGAACTTCTGTAGCAACTACTTCTGTAACGTATCTCTTAGTACCGTCTTTAGCTTCATAGTTCCTAGTTTGTATTCTTCCACTTATAGCCATTTGACTACCCTTGACCATGTAATTTGCTGTGCTTTCAGCTTGTTTACCCCATACAACTACAGGTACAAAGTCCGCTTCTTTTTGACCAGATTTAGAATTATACTTATCAACTGCTAATGTTAATGTAGTAACTGCTGTTCCTGCTCCTGGTGTAAATTTTAGTTCTGGATCCTTTGTTAATCTTCCTATTAATACCACTTTATTCATTATCATTGTCCTCCTCAAAATACTTTTCTAAATCATATCTGTAATGTACTTTTTTCTTAGTACCTATTATTTCAACTCCACATTCTTCTAAGAAACTAATGGGAATACTTTTTCTTTTAGATGTTTGTATATATTTTTCTAATTTATCTGCTTCTATCGCATAAGTTTTTTCTTTTTCTCTAAAGTTAATAATAAATATTGCTTTCATATTTGGATGATTTATCTTTGCCATACCATCTATTTGATTTTCCCTTATGCATGATAGTGGTAAGCTTGCCCCTGTATGGGTTTTTAATTCCATAAGGTATAATTTATCCTTTGTCATTGTCATGCAGTCACATAGGTTGTGTGAAGTGAATCTGACATTATCTCCACCACTAAATGAAGCTGCATTATCTATAAATCTGTAATAAAAGAAATCTTGATTTTTAGGTATTGAGTTTTTTATATCTTCTTCAAATATTTTTCCTGAATTCTTAGCCATATCTTCTCCTTTTTTCTAGGAGAGTTTTACCCCTCCCATTTTCCTATGCTATTATTTCAATGTTTTCATTTTCTTTTAGTGCTTCCTTTAAGTATTCTTTAATTCTTAATATAGCTGTATTTCTCCATGCCCCTCCATCAGCTTCAAAAATTGCTGCTCTTGGACCATCTTTCATTCTAAATATAAATTTACTTAAAGGTTGTTCTATCTCTGGGAATGTTCTATATGGTGCTAAACTTACTGGATTAGGTACTACAGCTTCAGCTACACTTGCAACGCCTGTTTTTACTGTTACCTTTTGGCTTATTCCATCATCACCAGTAGTTTTTACAGCTTCGTCTCTCACAAGTCCTGTATACTTTAATAAAACTTCCTTGTCCCCTTTATCTGCAAATGAACTTTGTAGCATAATATTAAATTGCTCTGTATCTAAAAATTGCTCATATCTAATATTAGTTGGTAACTCTGCTCCTGCTACTAAATAACATTCTCTTTCTCTATCTGCATTTAATGGTCCATATAAATCAACTCTTTTATGTGATGCAACATGTATTAATAATTTAGTGTCTATTGCATCTATATTGCTCTTAATGTAATCTACGAATCCTGTTAATGTACTAATGCTTAATCCTTGTGCCTTTGGTTGTTTAACTCTATTTAAATCAACTCTTGAATAAGTTCCTTGATCTAATTCAATTATTGGTTCACTTTCTTCTCCTAATTGTACTAAGTATTGTAATGCTTCTTGTTCTCTCATTTTTTATTTCCACCTTTTCTTAATTAATGTGCAAGGTTTAAGCCCCTTGCCATGGCTATATTAATTAAATTATTTAACTAATTTAATACCATTTAAGTCTATTGGATCATTTGCTTTTTCTTCTGCGGTTGTTACTATTTCTCCAGTTTCTTCATCAACTCTCATTGTTGATTGTCCTGGAATTTGCTTTTTGTATTCTGAAGCTAATATTCCACCTTTTCCATCTGTATCAATAACAATTTTTGCTGATAATGCCTTACTTGGTGCAAGCTTTGTTTTAGCTACTATATTTACCTCTGTAAGTTCTCTATCTTCCCCAGTAGTTAATGTCATATCTACTATCAATTTTCTTTTAACTTTCCATTCTGTATTTGGATCATTAATATTTGAAAGAACCTCCTTAAGCGCCATATTTACCTTTTCTGCTAATGCTCCCTCAGCAAATGTTTCTAAATTAATCATGTTTTCCATATCTATACTTCCTTTCTATTATTAATTGATTTTCAGTTGATAATATATAGTTACAACAATAGCCATAACTAAGCTTATATCATGCTTTTTAATGTGTTATAAAATTAAATTTGTTCTTTTATAGTTACTATTAATTTATCTTCTGCTGCTTCTATTTCTGTAATATAATAATCTCCATAACTTGTTATTTCACTATAACTAGGATAAAATTTTTCTCCATTATCTTGATTATCCAGCCTCAAAGTTGTCCATGTTTTTACACAACTTAATATATCTTTTAATTTAATATCCATCTTTATTCCCCCTATATTAGTATGGTGAACCATGTAATTCTTTACTATTTTCAAAAAAGAATTACATGCTAACTGATTCATGCTTGGTTTTAAACCCTTCAACTCTTTCGGGCAACTTTGCTTCATCCATTTATCACAATGTCTGCATCTATCTAACTCAGTCATTTACATCCCTCTCTTCCTTTCATTCTTACTATTCATTTACTACACCCTTTTACAAAAACACATATTTTCTACATTTTATAAATTTTTAGTATTGCGTAGATTATTAACTGCAATATAGTATAGACTTCTTCTTGTTAAACATCCTATTTATTCTATACATTTCAGCTGCATTTCTTGGCATATCTTTATATTTAATACCTGGATTAACTTTATAAAATTTATTTAAATTTTTTTCTGAATAATGTATACCTATTTCAATTTCATCTTTAGTAAGAATATGCTTTTCAATAGTTCCATCTTTTATAAGATTTGTTATCCAATCTAAATTAAATTTAATATTGAATGATAATCTATCTTTACAGATCTGTGTGCATAATACTATATCCTTATCTATTTCTATTACCATTGCTACAACTCCATTGAACTTATTAATATATGAATCGCCAACAAGTATTCTTTCATCTTTCTTGCTATCAAACATACTTAATTGACTTTTTATATTTACTTCATCATTATCATAAGGAACACCCATCATATCTAAAATATATCCTAAACCCAAGCCCATTTTGGGAACTAATTTCCCATCTTTTATTTCCCCACCATAGATGCAAAATTTATATCTCTTAGGATATAGTCTCTTCATTCTTTGAAATCTATTCTCTCCTTTATCCTGTATCAGTGTTGCAAATTAACTGCAATTGTTACAGCAGCATTTTTGAGGTTGAAATTTAAATCCACTTTCAATCCATTTACCAAAAAACTTATATTTTCTTTTAGCAGATATTAATTCCCCATACCTTGTAGGAGTTGCCTCATCTCTAAAAAATGCAGGATATGCAACTTTACATCCACACTTTTTACACAAGCCTTCACCTTTCCAACTATCAATGCTTTTGCAATTTTCGCACTTAATTACTATCTTCCACATTAAGATTCCTCCTTTCACCCTATTGTAGTATTGCGAAGAATCAAAACACTACAACCATACTCGGAAAAGGTGCTGCATTTTTACAATCTCCAAATTTTAACCTTCCCCTTATAAACCTTATTTCTTTAACTTTTTTATAAATATAATTGTGGAAATAAGTTGTATCTGTTCGTGCTGGTATTAGCATTACCACAGTTGTATTATCTTTCTTGCTTTCTTCATAGCACTTCTTAACCCAATCCTTTAACACTCTGCCATATGGTGGATTACAAAACACTGTACTGCCCACCCAATTTTGTTTTAAGCCATCTTCAGCTATTGTGTAATGTCTTTCGCACTTAGCATTTTCATTAGTGCTACATGGATCTAAATTAAAATTAAATTCTTGGTTTAATTTATTATAAAAATCTTGTGGAGTACTCCACATATCTGTTTTACTGCTAAACATTAACTCTGTATTTATCTTTATTCCCTCCTTTGTTTTGTTCGCCCATTCTACATATTGCGTAGTATCAGCACCATTCCATAGGTTCATTATTATCAATGCAATCTTTAACCAACTCTTTAAAATCCTTGAATCTTGTGCAATCTTCTCTTCCTGAATATCCATATAAAGTATCATCATCATAGTCTTTTATGACCTCATATAATTCTTTACATACATCTACTTTCATAGTAGCTCCGCAATCGCAAGCATACAAAAAATGTAATACTGAGTTATATTTATAATCATACTTTTTATCAAGTCTTTCTGTTTCTGCATCATACTTTTTGATGTATTCTTCTCTTTTTTCTCCAAATAAGAAACTAGATTGTTCAAGTTCTTTATAATGTTTTGCAATCTCAGAATTAATTAATTCTGATACTTTTGTTCTTAATCTGTTAAATCCTCCATAACCTAAATCTATTGCTTTATTTTTACTTACAATTGACACACTCATTTTTCTACATCCTTTCTGACTTTATAACTTAACTCCAAGTCTTCTAATCTTTCTTTTTTTCCTGATAGTTAAAATACACTCATAATCATCTTCTTTAAGCATATCTACTAATTCTTCTAATGTCTCAAACATATAACAACAATCATCTATGTCTAATGCTTTAACTTCTGGCATTGCTACACCCTTTCTAGCTCTTTATATCCTTTAGATTTACTTATTATTTTTCTTATTTTTTCAGCATCTGTATCTATTGGTTTATCTCCAACTTCTTTTACTAAAGAGTCAATCATACTTCTGCAACCCTTTTTAGTAGTAAATATAGGTGGTAGGCATTGTCCTTTATGTGGACCATTCATAACTGTAATTACCCATCCATCATTTAAGGGATATGTTTTATTAATTCCATATCCTTTGTAGTTTTCGCCTTTAACTTCTTTATTTCCAAAACCTGTTTTTATTAAGATTCTATCTGCAGATTTTATTTTAATCATCTTCCTACACCCTTTCTGACTTATATTTCTCCTGTTAATTTAACTCCAGCCATTTCTCCATTATCAGCTTCAAAGCAAATCATAACTCCATTACTCAAATGTTTTCCTGTTATAGTTAAACCATTATCTAACGCCTGGTTGATTAACTCACTTAATTTAACTTTATAATAAACTGGATCATCTTTTCTTAATTCCATCTTCTTCACCTCTTCTAATTACATTCCAGATAATATCATCTGAAAAAATTTCTTATGATCTTGTACAATTTCATTGAATAATTTCTCATTATAATGAACTATTGAATCATAACTTCTTTCAAAGGCTCTCTCGCCTTTTCTTCCAATAATCAAATAGTAACCATCCCTTTTTCTTAAAGCAATATCTAAATCTTCACTACAATACTCTGTAGAATCTTTGTGATAATAACACTTCACTCTGTTCCAATTGTTGCAATCCCCATGAACAGAATAAATATTTCTCTTATCTTTTTTTCTTCTATCAAGTTTTTTTACACCAATACTTATCATGTATTCAACAAATACTCTCGCTAATTCTTTGGTATCATAAGCATCTAAAATTTTGTATACTTCATCTTTACTTATTTCTTCCATTTTCCTACACCCTTTCTGACTTAAATTGGCTCTTCATTTTTAGATTTTTCAATATCGTCAATACATTTTTCACATAAGTGTATAGTTCCTTGTATACCAACTATATTTTTTAATATAAAAACTTTTTCTGTTCCTGGTATATTTTTTAAACATCCGCAACACTTATCGGTCCATCCAAGAACTCTAACATTTATATTCATATTTCTTCGTCCTTTCTGACTTATTAAATTCTCTTTATACTTGTAATAAAAACTGTATCTATCTTATGCCCCATACCTATTAATATTTTTTTCAATTCATTTGGAATTTCAGGAACCATACTTGGTATACATCTTACTGTTGCACTACAAGTAGCTTTTCCTTTTGCTCCTTCATATTCAAATTCTACAAAGTAGTTCTTTTTGAAAAACACCTTCCTACATCCTTTCTAACTAAATTTATTTATTCATTTCATTATTTAAAAATTTAACATTTTGCTCTTTATCATTTATAAATTCTCTTATATCTTCTAGTTTTATAGCTCCTATTGTAGATTCTTCATGTTGTATTATAAGTAAATTTTTATCTTCAAATTTACAAAATCTAAATTCCATACTTTCTTCGTCCTTTCTGACTATTAATTATCATCACTTTTACATACTTCTGAAATTCTATTCTTTAAGTTTTCTGCTCTTTTTTGAAGCAAATCAATAATTTTATCTACTACCTTTTCAACATTCTCATTCATTTTTAGATCCTCCAAGAATTTCATTTTTAAATTTTTCTAAATTTTCAATCTCAGTTTTATACTCATCTATCTTTAAATTAACCATACGTAAAACCATAAACTTATTTGAATTTTCATAAGTCAATGAATGATTACCAAAAGATTGATTTATATGTTGCTTTGACACTCCAAACTCTTTTGCTATTTTTTCATAGCTGCATCCTGTAAGCTCTTTTAATTTTGAATATAAATTACTTCTTTTTGCCATTTCACTCATCCCATTCCTTTATATTATTTTGTCAATTTATATTTCTTTTTCATTGTTTTAAGTCAATTACTTTCTTCACAATATCTGACAATCACGAATTACTCTTCATAACTAACTAGTACATGACTTCCAAAATTGTTAGCAGCATAATTAACATCCATAATTTTTACACTTGGATTTCCCTTTAACCATTTGTTTATTAATAAATCCACTTTATTGCAATCTGATCTAAACTCTTTAAATTTCAAACTAATCACCTCAATCTATAATCTTTAATTACTTTCATCCCATCCCAATAACTTTTTTTCTAAAGAATCATAGTCATAATTTCTTGCTTCAAAATTGTCAAACCTTAATGATGACTTTCCATTTTTATTTGGTGGCTGAGGTTGTGTTTCTTTGTCTTTGTAATTTCCTTCAAGAACTTTTACAAAATTATTAGGTTTTATCAGCCAATCAAAAGTTATGGTCCAGCTTTTACCGTTCTGACCTTTTAAGAAACTACTATCTTTAATGTTCTCTATAGCTTGTAACACTTTTTCTTCTCCATACTCTTTAATTCTTGCTTGAAGTAATTTGTATCTATTAGTACCTTTATTTATAGAAATAAGCTTTTGTAAGCCTAATTCATTCCATTTTGATATTATTGGTTGTACTTTAGTGCTACTTACAACTTTAGTTGTATTATCTATACTATCCTTACCTAACTCTAACCTTACCTTACCTAACCTAACCTGTGTATCCATTTGCGTTGACATATTGGAAACCGTTGGTATGACATTTGGTATGTCATTAGTTTTTGGTATAACTTCATATTGTCCATTATCTTCAATCAGCTCTTGTTTTTCATCCTTATAAATAGTTTCTGTGTATCTATCTGGCCTAATATAATTGTGTATTCTCCAATGTTTTATAACACATACACCATTATCAAATGGAATTATGAAACTTTTGGCTATTAATATTTTGAAATCATCATCTGAGCAACCTATCATTCTTTGTATCTTCTTAGGTGAAGCTACAAATCCATCATCATCTGCTCTCATAGAAAGATCGTAATATAACAGCCTTGCTGATTGTGGCATATCTAAAAACATATCTGTATCAATTACTTTTAGACTAAACATTCTTCTTTGTGCCATTTAATCACCCTTTATTTTTCTTTCTTTTGACAATCCATACAAAGTATTTGTTTATTAAATTTTTGATAGCTATACTTTGCAACATTTTCTGGTATATTAGAACCACAGCATTTACACTTATAAGTTTTATTTGAAGATGTTTTTACAGCTGCTGTTCTATCTCCTGTATTTCTACTATCTGGATCATCCCCATCTGTTGGTGCTTGAAAAAACTTTAGTATAAAATATCTTTCTGAATAAGTTAATGCTGAACCAAAGGCCTTTGATATATCATCTTGAGCTCCATAATACTTCCATGGTACTGATATTTTCTCTTCTGGATTATCTGCATTCTCCCATGTATAAGTCATATCTCCATTAACTATAAAGTCGGTTTTTTCTTTTCCTTTATCATTTGTATAGTTGAAAATTTCATGTTCATCTAATCCTACACAAGAAGGATATAATAGCACTCCTAATTCATCCATCTTAGTTCTAATCTTTCTTATAGCTTGGCTTCCACTAACATATTGATAACCATATCCTTTTGTATCTTTAGTAAACTCAACTACATCTTTTCTTATTTCTATTAATTTTTGTTGCAAATTCATAAAATCAACTCCTTACTCTGCTTTAACAGTAATAGTTTCAGTTTCTTCAATTCTTACTCCTGGAAGTATTTCACCAGTTTCAGTATTAACTCCATCCTTGCATATCTTTTTAAGAGTTGCTTTATCAAGTTCCTCCTTAACTCTAATAGCTTCTATTTCATTTTCCTTAACATATTCCTTAAGTGCTGATTCATCTTCGTAAATCCACTTCTTAGACTTTCTGCTACCTACTTTTCCATATGGTGTAGATAATTTGAATTTCTTATCCTTTGCTCTCTCTTCAATATAATAAGCACTTATGCAACCTTCAAAGAACTCTGCATCATCATCATATTGTTTTAATTGTTCTTCCTTCCAAGCTTCAATTCTTGCAATTTCCTCGGCTGCTACTGCTTCAATTTCCGTTTTCTTAGTTCCAATAGCTCTTAACTTTCTAAAGGCCCATGTAGCACCTTCCAAGTTCTCAATTTTAAAACCTTCTCTTCTTTCCTCTTGTAAATCTTGTTTTAATAATGTATTTTCCATAATAATATCCTCCTTAAATTTCAATATTGTTTAAAAATTCAATATAATTTCCGTATCTTCCATAATTACTTTGTAAATACTTTTCTATTTCTTTCTTAAGCTTCTTGTAAACTTTTTTATCATCTGTTTCATTAGTAGTAACATTTGCACTTATATAATCCTTAAGTGACTTTGTATGCCACTTTCTTTCATAAACATTAACTTTATTTAAGATTGAATGGATTGAGTATTCTTCATCTATTGTTTGTAATACAACATAACTATTATCGCTAATAACTATATACTGTCCTGTTAATCTCTTATTTCTTTTGTAAGTTGTATATTCTTTAGCTGCCACAACTGGATATTCTTCCTTTTCTTTTTTCACATCTCCATCTATATTAAGTTCTATTGAATACATTCTTAATGTGTCTCCTACTTTAATCAGCTTGCACACCCCCAATTTTGTGGTATAATGGAACTGTAATTTTGCATATGCTACTAGGAACGCTTTGGTCGGAGTTCTTGGTAGCTTTATAATTTTTAACCTTGTTTCTTAAATAATCTCCTTTAATTCCACACATTTCTCCTATTTCATCCCATGTATGCTCTAATTTAAGAAATTCTATTAATTTAACTGAACTATCATCCAATTTTAAATTAGAATTTTTAATATATTCTCTTTTAGGTCTTATCCCCATTATTCCTAAAGCAGTATCTAAACTTTTTTCTCCAACTACAGCTAGGTATAATGCAAATCAGTTCTCCTTCATTACCTTTCTTCCTCCTTGCTTGAATATTTTTCTTTTACAATTTTTAAAGCTTCTTTTATGCTATGTCCACATTCTTGAACCAATCTTTCTACTTCTTTTGATTGCTCTGCATAATCTGCTAACTTCCCCATCACTACCTCCTTATATCAAATGATTTCTTAATAACTTTGCTGTAAAATGTATAATAGTCATATCCCTCACCTACTATTAAGAAATCTTTTGGATTATATCCCTGTTCACTTAAGAATCTTTTGTGTCTAACATTTAGCTTTCTTGGATTATTCATAACCCTAAAATCCTTTTTACTATTCTCTTTACAATAGATACCTTATGTCTCTTCTTAAAAAGCAAGTTTACATACAAATTTACATCTTCCATGTTAATCCTCCTTATAAGATATTCTTCATATTTGCTAGGCAGCTAGGACAAATCTTAGATTTTGATTTTGGTATATCAACTAAATCATTAGTTTCTTTACAGAGAACACATTCAAAATTGTGCTTTCTTAAAATTATGTCATCTCCTTCTACATAAATTTCTAATGCATCCTTTTCAGCAATATTTAAGTTCCTTCTTAGTTCCATTGGTATTACTACCCTTCCTAACTCGTCCATTTTTCTTACAATTCCTGTTGATTTCATTTTTACATTCCTCCTAATATTTTTTATTTCCCCTAACATATGGTAAAATTATGTTGAAAGGGGGTGTTTTTATGGTCTATATTATTTCATATGATTTAAACAAGCCTAACCAGAAATATAACCAATTACGTGAATTAATTAAAAATTTATCTAACACTAACTATGTTCACGTTCTTGAATCTACCTATATTATTAAATCTCCTAAATCCGCTAAAGAAATTTATGAATACTTAGCTTCAGCTTTAGATAATAATGATGGATTATTTATTTCTGAAATTACTCAAAATCATTATGGTCAATTAAAATCTGAAGATTGGCCAACTGTTAGAAGCTTATTTTAATAAGGACACTCAACATACTCAGCAGATTCACTGCTAAAATTTTGATTGCTGATATCAATAACAATTTCTTTAGACTGCTCTTGAACTGGTACTTCTTGAGCAGTTCCCACTGGAATACCTATTTCATCTCTTACTAGTCTCATTTGACTATCTGTAATAACTACTGTGCAATGTGGATCATAATTCTTTTTCAAATAATCCACTACTGGTTTACATACTTCCTCTAATTTTTTTAGTTCTTCTTTTTTACTCATTGAAATTAATTCTAGGCATTGATCATATTCAGTTTTAGTCAAACTTCCTTCTTGTAATTGAGAATTTAATCCTTGCAAAACTCTTTTCTTACTTGTATTGCTTAAGTTATAAAAAGTACCATCATTTAGATATAATGTATTGTTAATTATTCGTATCATGTTTATTCCTCCTTACAATTCTGTTATTATGTTGATTACTAACTTAAACAACATTCTTTTTATCTACACCATATTTGATTGCTAACTCTTTTACTATTGCAACATAGCCTTCAACTAGTCTACTTTCTTTTTCAATCACATCTAAATAATTAGCTTGATTCCTTTTAGATACGCAAACTCCTTCATCTGCCATTCTTCTACGCATATTTGTTAGTTTGACATCTAATTTTACTTTTAATCTAATTCTCATAAGACCATAAATTTCTCTATTAACATCACCTATAAAATTATTTCCACCTAATTTGTGTGCTATCTTAACTACTATTCTTCTGCAATCTTCTCTCCAACTAATAGTGCTTGTATTTATAGCAACTACATCTCTTATTCCTTGTATTTGATTTTTAGCTTCCTCATTAGATTTTTTTACATCTTCCAATTCATTCTTTAATTCTTTATTGCTCAATTCAACATTTGCTACTGCTTGAAACATTTTATTAAACATTTGAAGCTCTGGTGATAATTCAGAAGTATTTAATGCTTGTATATTTTTATTGGGATTAAAATAATTTTCTTCAAGTTCCTCATATACATTCCAAGCTTCATCTGTATCTAATATTTTTGCATGTCTTGCTGCTCCTCTATCTGTCCAAAGGTATAATTTATTTATATTTGCAGATACGCTTTCTGCGTAGTTGCGCTTAAACTCCCTTAATTCTTCACCTTGAAGCAATATATAATGTTTACCTTTTTTAAATCTTTCTTCATTCCTTGAAAAATTTTCTGTTATTCTTCTATCCTCTGTTCCAAATTCTTCTGCTAAAACTTTAGTTGTCATAATTCTTTGTTTGTTAAATTCTAATGGTATTAATTTATTCAATAGCATTTCCTCCTCTTAATTTATTTTCCTATCCTCATTAAGCTGAAAATTACTAGATGTAATTGCTTGTAAGTTTTAGATGTGCTTGTCTTTAAAATTGTTATGTTACCTATCTTATAAAAGGCATTTTAGCCTGTTATTTTATTGTTCTTCAGAATATTTTTTATTAATTGCTTCAATCATCATTTCCTTAATTCTTTTTTCTGTTGCTGGTATTGCTTCTGGATTAACTATTTTTACAGTTATCCCAGTTTTCTCATTTTTTTTTACTATTAACACTTTTTAATTCCTCCTTGCACAATTCTCGTAAGTCTATATCTAATGCAGTAGCTATTTTATCAGCTGTACTTAATTTAACATCCTTCCTAATATCATTAAGTATTTCAGATATAGTTGCCTGTCCTACTTTTGCTAATTTAGCAAGCTCACCTACCTTTATATTTTTTTCTTGCATAGTTTGTCTTAAAATGTCGGTGTTCATATTTCTGTTTTTCACTTCCTTTCCGTACTCGGATTCGTTGATTTAATTATATTCCGCATACGGATTATATACAAGTTTCAAATTATTCTAAATTTAACCAAATAATAATATATACACCTATTTATACAAATTATTTTTATCTTACTAAACTTTTCTTAATTTTAATCGACAATGCTTTAATTATGTTGACATAATATCAAAAACATTTATAATTATATCTGTAAACGGATTGTTTTGAGTGATAAAAATATTAATTATATGAAAGAAGGATTTTTTGAAGTGATAAGTATAGAAGGACAAAATTTAAAAAGAATCAGAGAAAGTAAAAATATTAAAATAACTGAATTAGCAAAAAAAGCGAAAGTAGGAATAGCTACTATAAGTGAATTAGAAAGTGGAATTAGAAAGAAGTCTACAACTCCTACATTAAAAAAATTAGCTGCTGCATTAGATGTTTCTATTAATGACCTTTTAGGAATAGAAACTGAAACTGAATATAATATAGTTGATATTCAAGAAATGTTTCAAATTATATTAGATGCAAATGATATGGAACTCTATGGTAGAGTTTTAAATGATGATGATAAAAAAATAATGGCTACTATGTTTAAAGCTACAGTAGCTTTACTTTCAGAAAAGGAGGAAAAAGATAATTGAAAAAAATAGCAATATATAGTAGGAAATCAATTCTTACAGATGTTGGTGATAGTGTAAATATACAAGTAAAAATGATAAAAGAATATTTTAAAAATAGAGGGATAGAGTCTAAATTTGAAACTTTTATAGATGAAGGATTTAGTGGTGGAAATACCAATAGACCTGCTTTTAAATTAATGATGAGTAGAATAAAAGAATTTGATGCCGTAGCTATTTATAAAATAGATAGAATTGCTAGAAATACAAAGGATTTTTTTAATATTTTTAGTGAACTAGAAGAACTACATGTTGAATTAATTTCTATAACAGAAGGTGTAGATCCATCTACTCCTGGTGGTCGTATGCTTATGACTATGCTTGCTGGAGTAGCCGAAATGGAACGTATGAATACTAAGCAAAGAGTTAAAGATGGTATGTTAGATTTAGCTAGAACAGGGCATTGGACTGGTGGAAACTCTCCTGTAGGATATAAATCTTATCGAACTACTGAAAATGGTAAAAGATGCAGTTACTTGGAGATTGATAATGATACTAAAGATATAGTTATTAATGTATTTGATTTATATTTAGATGGGTGCAGTACAAGAAAAATAGCTAATAAAATTAATGAAATATATAATATTTCTACCAGTCCAGCACGAGTTTCTAATATACTTTATAGCCCTATTTATGTTGCTTCATCTGAAATTATGCATAAATACTTAGAATTAAATAATTACGAGATACATGGAATCCCTAATGGTAAAGGATATTTAACCTATAGAAAAACCAGATTAACTGAAAAAGGTAATAAAGTTTTAAATAAGTTTGAAAAAACTATAGCTGCTGTAAGTAAGCATGAATCTATAATAGATGAGAACACTTGGATAAATGTACAAGAAAAATTAAAAAAAGTTACTCAAGATCCTAAACCTCGAAAAAGCCAATTTACATTTCTGGCTCATATGGTTAAATGTGGTTATTGTGGAGCTCCAATGAGAGTTTATAGTGAGCAAAGATGTAAAAGTGAGCCACAACGTTTTTTTAGAAAGTTTTGTACCTGCAATCATATAGGTGTTAAATTTAAAAACTCGCGATTAACACTAGAAAGAGCTGAAGCTTCTTTACTTGAACATCTTGAAACTATAGATTTAAATGGTATAGAAAAATATATTAGAAAAGGTGTTAATAATACTATTGAGAATAAATTATCTGTTTTCAATAAAGAATTAAAAAAAATAGATAAAAAAATAGATGGTCTTACAGATAGATTAGCATTAGCTAGTGAAAACACTATAGATATATTAATGAAAAAACTTGAAGATTTGGTGATAGAAAAAAATAATATTCAAGAAAAAATTTTAATTATAAATAAAGAACAAGATTTAAAAGCAAATAAAAAGAGCAATTCTAAAATTCTAAAAAATAATATTCATAGTTTTATAAATAACTTCGATTCCTTCACATTAGAAGAAAAACAAAATAAAATTCAAAATATAATTGAATGCCTAGAATGGTATGGAGCTGAACAAGAACTTCATATTCGATTACTTGAACCATAACCATGTAAATAAGAAAAGGTAGCTGTTCCAACTCCAGCCACGGCCTTGCTTCCTACTTTTCCTATCCATATCATATCCGTCATATTGTAAGCCATTTGTATAAAAGAAGTTCCCATAATAGGTAAAGCTAATTTTATAAGTTTTGATACAATTTTACCTTCTGTTAAGTCAATCCTTTTTTCCACGCCAATCTCCCTCCTTTTTTAATTTTAATATTTATTATGTTTTTAACATATAACGATTTTAAAGTCTCAAAATTAGAAACAAAATCTAATCTGAGACTTAGTAATAATCTTATTGTACTTAAATTATTATATAAGAATATATGGATATGTCAAAAACTTTTTTTATTTTAGTATACTTTTTGATTTTATAAATATATTTATAAGTGTATTAATATAAAATTTAGGGGATGTTGCAAATATGAGTTTTAGTGAGTATATGAAAAATTCTACTAAAAACATTGTAATTTCAAAAGTATGTTCACTTTTAGAAAAAAATCCATCAAAAAATATGGACAAATTATTTAATTTATCAATTAAGCTTATAAAAGATAACGAGAATAAAAAGAAGATAAAAAATGCATATACTTATTATAATGATACCCCTTTAGTTAAAAATTTCATTGAAAATATATTGTCGAATTTAAATTCTAATTTTTTAAAAAAGTTTACTATAAATTTTTTTGATTATGTTTTTGATAACAATGCTCATAGTTCTTTCCCATTCTTTGTTATCAATTTATCACCTGAAAATAATATTAATCATCTTACATATAGTGATGTTGACACTATTTTAACAAAAGTCAAAGAAAATAAAATATATTATGTTTTTATAATTGGAAAAGAACCCTTCTCTATGGATTTCTTATTTAACATTTATAAAAAATATCCTAATATATTATTTATACCTTTTACAAATGGAGAAATGTTTAGCCCTATAATTTGTAATAGATTATATTCAACTTGCAATGTTATACCTATAATTTCTCTTGATGGATTTAAAGAAGAAACGGATTATGAGCGTGGTATTGGAACTTTTGATAAAATTATGTTTAATATGGATTTGCTTAAACAAAGCTCAATACCATTTGGAATATCATCAAATATTTCATTTAATAATGTAGATATTATCACTTCTAATAAATTTACTGATATGCTCTTAAATAAAGGATCATTTATAAACTTTTATTTTTATGATTCTATAATAAATGAAAGAAAACAAAAATTAGAACTTTATGCAAAGATGAAAAATTCAAGATTAAATACATCCTGTTTTCCTTTAGATTTTCTTGACAACTCTATAAATTCAAAAATTCTTATAGATAAAAATGGTCTTTATAATAATGAAATCAAACTAAAATTTAATAATATAAAATATTGTTTTGAATCTTGTTCTTTAAGGATTTAAATTTTAATTCTGTTTTAAATGCGTGTTGATATATGCAATAGGTAAAGTGGCATTGTAATTGGACTTTGAGAATAGTTAAGTGAGAATCTAAATTTTATATTTAGCTTTTCGAACTTACTCAGCGAAGTCGAGTTTCATTTTAATAGTCACATTTACTGCTTGTCACAATTTTATATTGGGAACAAGCTAAAATGGGACTATACTCATTTTAGTATTCCTAAGTTCAATTACTCAGTCCACTTTGCTTATGCATATATCAACACTCTGCTAAAACATAGCCTAAAATTTAAATAAAAAAATGGTTAGAACTCTATTTCTAGAGTTCTAACCATTTTTATATTGAAAATTTATTTTTTGTATTACAAAATGGACATTTAACTATTGCCTCATACTCTGTTATTATTCCATCACTGCCTATAGTTTTTCCTGTAGCTATCACCTCTTGTGCTTGCATACCTTCCCCTTTAATATGCTCTAGTGGTTTTTCACCATAAATTGAACAATTCCATTTTACAACGTTGTGACAAGCATTACATTTGTTTTCCTTATTAATTACTTTCATCAT